TTAGGAATGAAATGAAGACTATTAAATTAATAGGAATATAAGAAATGAATATCGGATCAATATTAAAAAGAGTTGGTGGAGCCACTCTGAAGAGTATTCCACCCTTAGGAATTGTTACAGAGATATTAAGCTTTGTGAATGATATACTCCCCAGAGATAAGCAGTTGACTGAAACAGCTACAGGAGAACAAGCCTTGACAGCTATTGCTGAGCTGCCTGAAGATAAACAAGCAGAAGTCCTGATTAAAAAATTCGATGTAGAGCTTGCAGAGATATCAGCACATGTTGATGTAGTTAAATGTTTAGCTGATGTTGATAGAACAGGGCATAGTACAAGGCCAGAAATAGCCAGAGCTCAATCCAATTTAATTGGATTTGGAGTTGTAATTACACTTGGCCCAATTGGCTATGCTATTGTTACTGGAGATGAGCAGATGATTAAGGCAGTTGCCTCCATTTGGCCTTTGATTGCTGCTGTGCTTGGTATCTCTGCAGGTATCGTAAATTCTTACTTTGGAAAGAGGTATAAAGAGAAAGCTCAGAAGTATGAGGCAGTTTCAAATACTCCACCTATGATGGGGCTACTTTCAAAAGTTATAGGAAAGTTGACTAAATGAAGATTTTAAAATATTTTGAATATGATCATTTACCAAGCAGACTTCAGATAATAAGCAAACCATTTTGGGAATTGGCTTATTTTATTTGTGCTAATACTCCAGATAATGAAGAACAGAATATGGCTTTGAGAAAACTTCTTGAGGCAAAAGACTGTGCTGTTAGGGCAGCATTATAATGAATCCATTAACTGCTCAAGACATAGATGTGTTAGAAGACTGGTGGGTTCATAAGTCAAGAATCAACTTCCTTGCTTATCGGCAGTATATGAGAGCAGATAAGTATGCTGGTGGATGGTTCATGACTGATCTGGCCAAACAACTTCAACAGTTCTATGTTGATTTAAGAGCAGGGTTAAGGCCAATACTGCTCATCCAAAGTCCTCCGCAGCATGGTAAGTCATGGACAGTTACAGACTTTATTGCTTGGGTGAGTGGTATATGGCCTGAAGTAAGGTCTATATATGCAAGTTATTCTGATACTCTGGGAGTGAGATGCAATACTCAGTTACAAAGATTTTTTGATACAGAGAAACATAAAAAGATTTTTCCAGATATGAAAGTCTCCAAAAGTAATGTAGTAACAATTTCTGATAGAGCCAGAAGAAATAGCAGACAAATCGAATTCATAGACAAAGATGGAAAGCCAACTGGTGGTCAATTTAGAAATACTACAACTGGTGGCCCAGTTACTGGAGAAAGTCTTGATCTTGGGATTATTGATGATGCAGTAAAAGGGAGAGAACAAGCCAACAGCACTACTTGGAGTCAGAAAATCTGGGAATGGTTTACTGATGACTTCAATACCAGGTTTAGTGATAAGGCTGGACTCCTTATTATAACTACCAGATGGACTACTCATGATATCATAGCCAGATTATTAAAAATAAAAGATCAGCTCAAAGGCAAGCTCAAGATAATAAACTATCAAGCAATTGCTACCAAAGATGAGAAGTATAGGAAAAAAGATGAACCTCTTTTTCCTGAGCTGAAGTCATTAGAGTTTCTGGAAGGGAAGAAGGCAATAATGGCTCAAGCCAGTTGGGAAGCTTTATATCAAGGCAATCCTACTGTCACTGGAGGCAACCTATTCAAAGACCATCAATGGGGATGGTGGAAAGTACTTCCTCAACTGAAGTATAAGTTCATTACAGCGGACACTGCGCAGAAAATAAAAACCAGGAATGACTGGACAATATTTCAATGTTGGGGATATGGTATTGATGATAGAATTCATCTGCTGGATAAACTAAGAGAGAAGTTTGAAGCACCTGAGCTTAGAAGAGAAGCTGAAATATTTTATAAGAAGCATGATTCCAGAAGAATTAACCTGACTGACCCGATATTAAGGGGCATGTATATAGAGGATAAGTCATCAGGAACAGGCTTATTGCAAGAATTAAGACGCAAAAAATTAAAAGTGATAGAAGTACCCAGGTATACAGATAAGTACTTTAGAGCAGAAGATGCATTGCCTTATATTGATGCTGGGAAAGTAATGCTGAATACTGATATACCAGGAATTGATAATCTCACCAAAGAAGGGAGAGAATTCCCCAATGGTGATTTTGATGATGATATTGATACTCTTATGACTGCTGTAGAAGTTGCTTTTATAAACAAAGACAAAAGCAACTTACTGCAAGCTGCAATGGAGGCTGACTGATGCCAAACCCTGTATTTGCAAATTGCCCAAAAGATGTATGGACTAAAGTAGCAACTAATGTAGCCACTGGGATTATTCACCAAGTTGATTTAACTCCATATGAGTATCTGCAAACTTACCGGCTGACTGGTGAAGCAGCTCCTACTCTTAAAACAGATGGGGTTCCAGCTTTTGAGAATAACAGAAGAGAAGTCATATTTGCTACTGTTAATATTGATGTGTATCTATTTTCCATAACTGATGCTGGAAAGGTGAGGGTGGATATATGATAGGAAATGGTTCAAACGCACTGAAGATATTGAATAGACTTTTTCTGGAAATTGATCATGTATCTAATTATTTTCCAATAGATAGTGCTGAGACTGTAACCTTTACTGCTGGTGCAGTTGATAATATTTTTGGAGCCTGGGTAGAAGTTGTAGATAATAATGCTGTTACTTTTTCATCTAAGCTTATTACAAGCTGTGGCCATATTAGTAATATTTCAGTTGAAGATGCTTCTGTAAAAGATAAAATCTATATTCTTGAAATTGCTTATGGAGATTCAAAAATAGTTGTAGTCAGGGATAGAGTATTATCAGCATCAATTCAATTAAGTACAGTTCAGCACGGTAGAAGAGTATCAAAGTCTATCCCTGCTGGTAAAACAATTTATTATAGATTAAAATGCGAAACAGGTGGAGCAACTTTACAGATATCACTTAGATATCATCTTTGTGCCCAATAGGAAAATATGAATCCAATAAAATTAGTTAAAGATGGTTTTAAAAATATTATGAAAGGGCTTGGCACTTCTAAAGACCCAAGGAACTCGGTCACCTATGAGATGGGGCTTAGGATAACACAAGTAACAGCCAATAATCTTTATGTTTATAATTGGCTGGCTGCTAAAGTTGTAGATATTCCTGTTGATGATGCTACTAAGAAGTGGAGGAATATTCTCATAGCAGATGCTGAGCAGAAGAAAGAAATTGAAAAAGCTCTAAAAGATTTTGATGTAAAGGGCAAAGTGAGCTTAGCTTCAAAGTGGGCAAGAGTTTTTGGAGGTTCAGTTATCCTTGCTATTATAGAAGGAGATGATCAAGAAGAACCTCTGGTCATAGAGAACATAAAAGAAGGGAGTCTGAAGAACTTTATTGTCTTGGACAGATATAATATTTATCCTGAAGAAATTAACAGGAATATTTTATCAGCCAACTTTGGTAAACCTGAATATTATATGGTGTCAAGAAGTGGTCAGAGAATACACCATACCAGATTAGTCAAACTGATTGGAGACATAACCACTCTGATGGAACTTGAGCAGCAGAACTATTGGGGCAATTCTATCTTCACTACTCTTTTTGAGCCCATATCTGATAGTCAGATAGTATCACAATCCATAAATGACTTAATTTATGAATCCAATATAGATGTATATAAAATTAATGGTTTGAATGCCCTGATAGCCGAGGGCAGGGATGACTTAGTCATTAAGCGGTTAAAACTCGCACATGAGATGAAAAGTATTATTAATGGTATTGCTCTTGATAAAGAAGATGAATATGATAAGAAGACTAATTCATTTATGCAGCTTCCACAGATAGATGACCGCTTTATACAGAAGGTAGCTGGGGCTTCAAATATACCAGTAACAAGACTGCTTGGTATTTCTCCAGCTGGTCAAAATGCTACTGGGGAATCAGATATGCTTAATTATTATGATTCAGTTCAATCGCTTCAGGAGAACAAGTTGAGACCTCCTATTGACTGGATGGATAGGATTATTTTAGCAGCTACAATTCCTAATACTGAAGAGTTTGAATATGAATTTAAGCCTTTGAAGCAGTTGACTGAGATAGAACAAGCAGATGTAGATAATAAAAATGCCCAAAGAGATCAGATATATCTTGATCAGGATATTATTGAACCATCTGATGTGCTGGCAGAACTTGCTGAACAAGGCACTTATATATCTATTGATGAAAATAGAGTTGAGGCAGAAAAATCAGAAGAGGAACTTGATTTTGGCCAAGAAGAGTAAAACAAAAATAGCTGCTCCTGTAAAAAGTCAAAAGGGAATCGAGATACAGTACAGGAAACAGCTTAATAAGCTTGGTAAAGCCTTGATCCTCGCAGTCAGGGAAGAAGTACTACCTTATTTAAAAACACAGCAATCTAATTATGTAGTTGATGGCATCGGAGATCAATTGGGAATTATTTTCAGACGATTAAATGGAACATTTACTGGTACTGCTACTGCCAGTTTTGCCCAAGTAGCCGCCTCTCAGATGGTGCAAAAAGTTGGAGAAGCCAATAAAAATAAATTTGATAGAACAATAGCAAGAGCCACTGGAGTAGATTTGGGAAGTATAGTTGCTGCTGAAGGGCTGGAAGACTTTATGGCATTGAATGTGAATAAAAATGTTAGTCTGATAAGCTCTCTACCAGAAGAGTATTTGAAGCAAGTAGAGACCATAGTTAATAACGGAGTAGTAAGCGGAGCAAGATATTCAACAATTGAAAAAGAAATAATTTCAAAAACTGGAGCCAATAAAAAGCTGGCTAACCGAATTAAAACTATAGCAACGAATGAAATTCAAACCATCAACTCTCAAATTACTCTTAGAAGGTCTGACAATTTAGGGATCACAGAAGGAATTTTTAGAACTTCTGAAGATGAAAAAGTAAGGATATGTCACAAAGAGTTGAATGGTATTAGATTCAAAATTAAAAAAGGAGCTTGGTCAAAGACCTGTAAGAAATTTATACAACCAGGAATAACAGATATAAATTGCAGGTGTAGTTATTCACCTGTCATCCAGGTGGGTGAAAAAGTCGAAGAAATTAAACCAGAAAAGAAAAAAGATATTGAAAAAACTTTTGGGCCAAATATTGCAAAAGAATTAAAAGAAGTGGGTGTTGAAAAACTTGAAAGTGGAAATTGTTGGGTCTGTGCCTCTACTATGTATGAGCGTTTAAAACAAGCTGGATTAAAACCTTCTATTATTGACTGGAGTGGCCATGTTGAAGCTGCAATTCGTGATCCAAAGGCAAAAGGTGGCTGGAAAATTTTTACACCTAAAGGTATAATTGATTTCGCTGATCATCCTATGTCAAAATTGAAAAGACAGAAAAAACCTTTTAAAATTCATAAAAATCCTAAAGAATTGATTAACTTCTTGGAAACTGATTATCCTCTGTTGTCTCCTCTAAAAGCACCAGCATTATGGGGCAAATTTAGATCAGCTTTAAAGGTTGCTAAAGTTGCAGAGAGTAAATGGGGAATACCTATATAAGGAGTAATGTGAAAAAGAATAAAGATCAACAAGCTACTCATATGCTACGCTTAAAAGCAGCTGATGCAGGACTTCTATTAGATGAAAGCCATGCTTTTATCTTTAAGGCAGATAAGACTACAGGCTTTCTGACAGCTCCTGTTAAATTAGCTCGCACAGGTGTTCAATATTATATGGGTTTTGAGTTAGGGTTGAAGGATAGATCATTTGAAAAAATTGGAGTTCTGCGCTCTCCTGATGAAGTATTCCACCCAGATAGCATAAAGAGTTTTATCAATCTTGTAGTCACAGATGATCATCCATCTGAAGGTGTTACTATTGATAATGTTAAAAAACTTCAGAAAGGTCAAGTATCTGAAGTAATAAAAAATGGGGAAGTATTATCAGGAATTGTAACCATTACTGATAAAGGCCAGATTGAAAAAATTAATAAAGGCAAAGTAGAAGTTTCTGTTGGCTATTCTAATAGCCTCAAAGAAGAAAAAGGAACTCTTGATGGAGAAGTATATGAATTTGTTCAAACAAATATCAGGGCAAATCATTTGGCAATTGTGGATGCTGGTCGTTGTGGCCCATCTTGTAGATTAACAACAGATCATAATAAAAAGGAGAAGGCTATGTTACAGATCACAATTGATGGCATCCAATATCAGATAGAAGATGCCCAACTGGCTCAGGCAATTAAGAATCTACAGTCAGCTCATGATGCTGAAACTGAAGGATTCAAGAAAAAATTGTCAGCTGAAGAAGAGGAGAAGAAAAAACTCAAAGCTGAGAAGGACAAAGCAGAAGCAGAAAAGGATGCAGCAGAAAAAGAAAAAATGTCTGATTCTGATTTGAATACTCTTATTTCTGAGCGTGCTACTTTGCTGGTTCAAGCTAAAGCTATCTTGGGGGATAAGATGCCTGAGTGTGCTGACTGTTCAATAGAGATTAAGACTGCTGTTATTGACCATATATTACCTGATATGAAATTGGATGGCAAGTCCAATGACTATATCAATGCTGCTTATGATTTTGCTATTAAAAAGCAAGATAAAGCAGATGAGTCTTTGAAGAAGTTGGAAGATGATTTCATCAAAGACAAAGATGGGAATAAAATTACCCGTCAGTCTGCCAGAGATCAGTATATGAAAGACCAGCTTGGCCTGGAAGAGTAACTGATTTTTAACCATTAACTATATAAAGGAGAGAAGTTATGCCAGTACAAACCGCTTATGAAGCAGAACATGCAGCTGCTTTTGAGGGTCAGAGAGCCAACCTTGGTCTGATAAATATTACATCTAAGGTTGCACAGGCAGGGGATATTCCTTTTGGCAGAGCAGTTGTCAGGGGAACAGCAGATAATCAGGCAAAACTACCTACAGCAGCAGGTCAGGGTTTTTTGGGTATTACTGAAATGACCACTGCCATGGCAGAAAATGCCAGCAATCTTCATCTTTATGCTCAATATAAAGAGATGAACATTATTAATTTTGGTGAGTTATATGTATATACTGAGCAGAGTGTTGTTCCTGGAGATGCTGTTTACTTCCGGCATACTGCAGATACAGCCCCATTAGATGTTGTTGGTCGTTTCCGTAAAGATGCAAGCGGAGCAGATGCTGAACTTATTACTGGTGCATCTTTTGAGACTACTACTGCTGCTGGTGGTATAGCCAAAATTAATCTGAATACTCCAGGTGTAGGAGTTCTTCTGTCTCCTGATAGTTCTGAGACACTTACTTCTGCTGGTGCTGCTGCAGTTGATACAGGGATTACTTATTTTGATTCAACAGCTGGTGCTATGGCAATTACTCTTGCTGATGGAGTTGAAGGACAACTGAAAACTTTGATGATGCTTGTAGATGGTGGAGATGTTACTGTTACTCCAACCAATTATGGGAATGGAACTACTATTGTTTTTAATGATGCCTTTGATGTCTGTGTTCTTCAGTTTACTGGAACTTCCTGGAAACTA